TTTCGAGGAGAGCTACATCCGAAACGTGATCCGGACCGACGACGGTGGTCCGATCCGCGTGTCGAACATCCCGATCGGCCCTGTCGCTCGAACCCTGATCGGCACGGACGCGGCAATGGTCGCTGGCACGGTCTATTGCGTCGAGATCAACCTCCCGCGCTCGATGACGGTCACGGGGATCGCCGTGCTCAACGGCACGATCGTCGGCACTGACAACCTGATCGTGGCGCTGTTCGGACCCGAAGGCGGCTTTCTTGCATCGTCCGCCCTGGCCGGGACGCTCTCGGCTGGCGCCGATGTGTTCCAAGAGATCGCCCTCACCGTTCCATTCGTTCTCAAGAATGACGGCCGGTATTGGGTCGGCGTCCAGTGCAACGGCACGACCGCCGCAACGCAGCGGCTCGCCGCAGCCGGGTATTTGAACCTCGCGGGCAGCATCGCCGGCACGTTCGGGACGCTTCCCGACATCGTTCCGCCGACGACCTTCACCGCGGACATGGGTCCGGTCGTTTACCTATATTGATCGACCGATGCTTGCACCACCTGATGATCGGACAGCGCAGGCGCTTCGGCGCCTCGCGCCCGATTCTGATTTCCAAGAATTCATGGCCTGGATCGTCCACTCGTTGCACGAGATCGATCGGGTTAAACGCTTGACGATGGACGGCGCCGTTTTGCGACAGCAGCAAGGCGGAGCCCAAGCCCTCGCAGAGATCGTCGAGCGGGTTGAAGGCAGAGCAAAGGCGAGAGCAATCGTCGCGGCAAAACCCCATAGCGGGATGTCGCGGTAACGACCACCGTAAGGAATGGATCTTCCAAAGACCACCTGACCCAACACGGATCGAGAGAAAACCATCATGGCCCTACCAGTTTCAGCACAACGCAAAGCAGAAGAAGCGAACCGTCTGTCGAGAGAGGCAGCGGACGCATTGGCAAGTCCGGATCTAACAAGAACACCGGAATCGGCACCATCCGAAACGACGAATGCCGAGTTGGAAAAACTGCGAAAAGATCTCGAGGCGGCAAACGAAGCACTGGCGCGGGAGAAGCAATACCACCGCCAGATCCGCGGCAAGTACGACGCGGAAGTTCCACGCCTAGCAGCCGAGGTCAAGACGCTCGCAGAGCAAGTCAAAGCAGCCGAGACAGAACGCACACGCAAGATCGAGGCCGGGGAGCTTACGAGCCTCTCGGACGCGGAGCGCGGCGTTGCTGGCGAGGATCTGGTGCAAGTCATCGCGAAGGCCGCGCGAGAAGTTGCGGGCTCCGAGATTGAAAGGCGCCTCAAGCCTCTCACCGAACGAGTGGATTCCTTCCAGCGAATGAGCGAGGCGAACTACAACGCCACGCTTGATCGCGAGGCTCCGTTCTGGGTGACTCAAAACGACGATCCACGTTTCATCGCGTGGCTGCAAGAGGTCGATCCGGAAACGGGACGGCTTCGCGACGATCTGCTCCAAAGAGCACACGCATCAATGCAGGGTTTCCGAACTGTCGAAATCTTCCTCGCGTTCAAGGAGGGCAGAGAAATTGGTGCGCGAGCACCGAAGCCACCGAAAGCCAATCCCCAAAGTCCAAGCCCAAATCAAGATTCCGCAGGGGGCGACCCCGTTCTTACGGACGACGCCAACAAGGACAAGATTTGGACCCGTGCGCAGATCTCCGAGTTCTATGCGGACAAGCGCAAAGGGCTCTATAAGGGCAAGGTCAAGGAGGCCGAGGGTCGCGAACTCGAAACCGACATTACTGCCGCGTATGCGGAGGGAAGGATCAGAGGTTAGGAGCCTCAATCACCCGACGAAAGCGGCTCAGGAGAAAAAAATGAAATCGAAAATCCAATCCTTTTTCACAGCACTTCTCGCGTTCGCGCTAGCGCCGATCGCGAGGTACTGTGAGCGCAATCTGTTGATGTACGTAGTTGCGTCAGCCGCCGGCCATCCAGCTTATTCCGGGACGTTCATTCCGGAGATCTGGTCCGGCAAACTCGTCGAGAAGTTCTACGACGCAACGGTGTTCGGCGAAATTGCGAACACGGATTACGAGGGTGAAATCGCGTCGATGGGCGACAAGGTGCATATTCGCACCACGCCGACCATCATCATCCGGGACTACCAGAAAGGCGGGACACTGCAAACGCAGCGCCCGGAGTCGCCGAACAAGACCCTGGTGATCGACCGCGCGAAGTATTTCAACTTCGTCATCGACAACATCGACCGCTATCAGTCGGACATCGCGCTGATGGACGATTGGGCGGGCGACGCTGGCGAGCAAATGAAGATCACGATCGACACCGGCATCCTCGGCGACATCTACGCCGACGCCGCTGCCGAGAACAGCGGGCTCACCGCCGGTCGCAAGTCCGCGTCCTACAACATGGGCGTGACCGGAACCCCGTTCGTGGTGACAGCTGCAAACGTGCTCGACCTCCTCACCGCCGCTGGTGGTGTTGCGGACGAGCAGAACTGGCCGGAGTCCGGTCGGTGGTTCGTGATGCCGGCGTGGATGCGCGTGGTCCTGATGAATTCGGACCTCAAAAACGCGAGCCTCGCGGGCGACGAAACCTCGATCCTTCGCAACGGCCGGATCGGGATGGTGGATCGCTGGATGATCTACGTCTCGAACAACGTCGCAAGCGTCACGGACGGTGCGTTCACCGCCTACAACTGCGTGTTTGGTCACAAGTCGGGCCTCACCTTCGCGTCGCAGATGACCGAAATGGACAGCCTCAAGGCAGAGTCCACGTTCGGCACCCTGGTCCGCGGGCTGAACGTCTACGGCTACGAAGTCATCAAGCCGGAATCAATCGGACACGCCTACGTCCGGAAGGGCTAAAGCGCACTGAACCAAAGGGGCTGCTTGCACCAGAGCCCTCTCCCTACTTCTTAGAAGGAAAGAACGATGAAAATCAATCTCACACATCTTGCGCGGCCCTTGGCACGTCCTCCGAAACTGAGTTTCGCGGAGGCCATGCTTCTCCCGCTTCACGAGCGCGCGACGCGCTACATGAAGCAGATGGGCCTGATGTCGGAACTGACGTACTCCTATCAGGGTGGCGTCTCCGGCAACTCAACCGCAGCTGCACCCGTGTTCTCGAATGCGGGGCATTCCGTCATGGAGGTCAATCTCGACTTCGCGGCGATTGCGGCGGCGCGTATTGCCGCCGGCCAAGCGGCTCTCGGTGCGGGCGACATCCTGGAACTCATCGGTGTCTCGGCGGGGATCATGGTGCATACCGTGGCTCTGCAAGTCACTACCGCGGAGGGCGCCGCTTCGGTTTGCGACGTCGGCGATGGTACCGATCCCAACGGCTTCCTCGCTGCGGCAGACTTGAACGTGGTTGGCTGGACAAGCAACCTCGTGACGGTCGGCTACTCGATTGCGACAGCCGGCGGACGCCTGTACGTCGCAGACGACACGATCGACTTTATCGTGACGACCGCGGCGACCGACGTTGCCGTATGCCGTCTCGTGGTCGAACTGAGCGACCTTCGCTCGAGCCGGTAACAAGGTTCTTCGTTGCCCTGACTACCCCCCCGTGGTTAACCCCTCGGGGGGCTTTTTTTAGGAGAGGAGCATGAAACGGTACTTGGTCAAACGAGCTACGGGCGCGGTGTTCATCTGGACGGAGAATCTCGCGAAACGTAAAGACCTCGATGAAGTCTACGCAGGCACTCCCAGCGAGGCAGTGGACAAGCCTTCGATCGCGGACCCGCGCAAGGTGTCGATCTCAGACATCGAAGCCATGAGCAAGGCGGACATCCTGATCTTCGCTACCGTGAAGCTCAATCTCAAGGTGTCGGAGGGAATGACGAAGGGCGAGATCCAAGATCTCGTCAAGGAGGCAGTCATCCTGCAACCGACGACTGACGCGGAAGCAGCTGCAACCACAGTCGGCCCGTTTGCTACCGGACGCGATGCTTTGAGTCGCGCTGGCGATCGTGCCGCGGGGACGGAAAAGCCTCATGCAAGCGATAACGCTGATCAACCTGTGCGCGCGTGAATACAACGACATCCTTTTCGCTCGTATAGCGAAATCGCCTGCCGGAAACGTAGCGAACTGGCTCGACTACCTCAATGACGCGCAGCGCGCGGTTGCGCTAGCGCGCCCTGATTCCAATGCTGTCACCGAGACGGTCCAGCTAGTACCCGGCACCGTCCAGACGATTCCTGCGACCGCCGTGCGCCTGATGGACGTCAGCCGCAACCGCGGATCTGACGGCCTCTTTTCCGGTGACACGATCCGGATGGCGGAGCGCGACGTGCAGGACATGGTTTCGCGCTCGTGGCACAGGACGCCGACCGGCACGATCATCCGGGAGCTTTTCTACAACGACAAGAAAGACCCCGGAACCTACTGGGTGCGGCCAGCTGTTCCAGCTGCGCCCTCGACCGTTTGGATCGAGATCACGACGTCGAAACTCCCCGTCGACCTGACGGACGCCGACACCGACGCGATCAGCCTGCCGGATACCTACGGGACGCCGATGCAGCAATGGATGTTGTATCGCGCGTACTCGCTGGCGACCCAGGCCGCGAACCAGTACCAAAGGTCCACATCGTATTTCAGTGCGTTCTTCAACATTCTCGGCGTGAAGCTACGCAACGATATGTGGCTGTCACCGAACGCGCCGGACATCCTTCCAAAAGTGGAGGCAGAGCGTGGCGACCGTTAACCTTGAAGATTTCCTGGATCACGTTCTAGCGGAGGTTCGACTCGCTCCGGAGGATCTCGCGATCCAGAAGATGCGCGAAGTAGTGCGCGACTTTTGCCAGTTCACTCGAGTATGGCAAGTGGACGGCGTTCCCATCACCATCGTCGCCGGGACGCCGGAGTATCAAGTCTCCTCTGGCGACGAATCAGAGCCCGTGATGATCGAGTGGCTCTCAGTGGATGACGTGGCGGCAACGCCGAAAAACGTCGAGTGGTTCGATCGATTTTTCTCGACGTGGAGAACGACGATCGCCGACGACTACCGCTTCTTTGCCCAACGCACGAGAAACACCTTCATCTTCAACTCGATCCCCTTGACAGCCGGGAAGGTGAACGGCGTCACCTACAGGCTCTCGGTCAAGCCGGGGCCTCAGTCGGTCGAGGTCGACGAGGACGTGTGGAACAACTGGTACGAAACGATTTGCGTCGGGACCAAGGCGCGCTTGCTGACGATGGAGGGTGAGCGGTGGGCGCAGATGAAACGCGGGATCGGCTACTCGGGTCAGTACATCCACGAGAAAAACAGGGCTAGAGCGCAGATCTGGCGCGGCTACGGAAAAGTCAACGAAGTTTGGGTCGGTCCCAAATTCGGCGGGAGATAGCATGTCGACGATCAAGCTCGTTCAAAACGACACAGGGCCAGATGTCTTTGTCACGCTGACGTACAAGGACACCGGCCTCGCGATCGACGTCTCGAACGTCAGCGACGTGGTGCGGTTGTACTTCCGCCAACTCGGAGTCGCGGCACTGAAAGCGACGATCGTGGCTTCAAAGCCGAACGGCGGCGCCGATGGGTACGTCAAATTCGTTTGGGTCACGGGAGATCTCGACACGGTTGGCGCCTATGAGGCGGAGGTTGAGATCACCTTCAACACCGGACAGATCTACACGATCGACAAGAAACTGAGCTTGATGGTCAGAGAGCAGATTGGCTAATGACCTTCACGAGCATCAGCGAGATCGTGATGTCGGTCGTGACGAAGGCCGGCGTGGCTACCGTCGAAGTCCGCGACGGCAAGCTCGTTGCCGAAGTGCTACGCGGAGGGCTGCAAGTCCAGTTGTTCGCCATCCCCGTCGTGATAGTTGCAGAAATTTTGACGGCCGCGGATGCTCAATCGGTCATCGCGCAGTTCGTCTCTGCCCGCGCTGAGATCCTGGTTGCCGCGGAAACGCAAATCTCCTTCGCGAACTGGGCGCCCATTGACGTAGCGGAGTCTGTTGCGGCGCTGGATTCAGAGACCGCCGGTCGAGGGTTGGCACCGCGAGACGTTCCAGAATCCCTTGCGGCGGCAGACACAGAAAGCCTGATCGTCCATTTCGTGTCGTCGTTCACGGAGTCGCTGACAATTATCGATGCCGTAGATGCGTGGTTGGCTGGGGTTGATAACTACACCTTTGCCGGCTACGCCTCTGACGGCTACTTCTCTACATCGTAGGTGAGAAAACATGGCTCTGACACTCCGAATTCCTAAAGGCTCGCCGCTCACCTACGCTGAGTGCGACGCCAACTTCTCGGGGTTGGCCGATGGCTCGAACCTAGACGCTATCGCGCTCGCCGCCAAGACGTTCACGAGCCTCACGTTAAGCGCCTCGCTCATTGCGCTGAACATCGGCACTGGCGCCAGTGCTTCCGAATGGAGATTGGCCGGACGTAGCGGCGCGCCTACGCAGGCCGACTTGCAACTTGGCGACAATACAACGCGCGCGGCGCTTTGGCTTGAGGCGGGGTATTTTGCGGGTACGGCAGACAGTTCTTTGCCAGCCGTTTTTATTCGGGATACCGGGTCAAGCATTGGGCGCGTATCACTGACCTCGAATCCTGCGTCAGTGTTCGGATGGTCGAGTGTGGCGAACGACGCAGCGCAGGCGCTAGACACGCAAATGACGCGCGCCGCTGAGAAGCTGGTGATGATTTCCGGCGACGGCGTAGGCGCTAGTGGCTTGAACACCGGATGGAAGATCGGCTACGGCGGCTTCAGCGGCGTCGCCGCGCTCTTTCTGTCCTACGAAACTGGCGATGCGAACTCCGCGCGGTTCTGGGCTAACTCACTCAACACCGTCGTCGCCACTGGCGGGTACACCGGCTCAAGCGTGTTCAAGGTCAACGTCGGCTCTGCCGTCACGAAGTTTCAGGTCCACGATCTCGTCGGTTGGGGCGCTGACATTATCGCTGGCACGGCGGTCAGCGATGTCAATGCGCTGAACATCACGCAGACGTGGAACAACGGCGCGGTTGCATTCACTGGCGTCAAGCTCAACGTCACCGACACCGCGAGCGCCGCTGCGTCGTTGTTGATGGATTTGCAGCTTGGCGGCACGTCCGCATTGAGCCTAAACAAAAACAGGGGCCTCAGCGTTTACCCCGCCGACAATTCGGGGGTTGGCTTATATTTTGGGCCGGTCAGTGCCAATGTCCCCGGCTTTGGTCGCGGTAATGGTGCCGGTTCATCAAACTTGCTTCTGTACCCCAGTCTGATCAACAACGCTAAGTATTCGTGGGGGAACTCACAGTTTTTAGTTGCCCTCGGGATAGTCATTGGGTTTGGCGCAGGTGCTGACGCGAACGATGACGTAGCAACAATTGGTCTTTCCCGCATTTCCGATGGCGTCCTCGGGCTAGGAACTGGCGTTACTGGGAGTGTCGCTGGCGACCTCCAACTGCGTACCCTGCTCCCCGGCGGCGGCGCGACCGTCACTGTCGATACGCCGATGGTCAACGGGACGCAGACGTGGAACGACGCTGGTGTCGTTTTCACTGGCATCAAGTACACGATCACCGATACCGCCTCTAACGCAGCCTCGCTTGCGTTTCAGATTCTCGGGGGCGCGGCGGGGGCGACGCACCTGCTGAGTGTGAGCAAGGCGGGGGTGGTTGCTCACGCATCTGGATCTGGGGCCGCGCCGTCGATTGCGTTTTCTTCGAAACTAACAGTCGGATTCATGTATCTAGGTAATGACGCAATAGGGGTGCCTCTCGGCAATGCTAGTGCGGCAAGGATGGCCTTTTCTGCTCAGGGCGGAATAAACTGGTTTCAAGCGAATGATACCGGCGGGTTCGGATGGGGGAGTGTTACCAACCTATTAAGCAATAGTGCAATTGATACTGGATTTACCCGCGTCTCCGCAGGCGTCATCGGTGTAGGCACTGGTGCGGCGGCGAGCATCGCTGGAAGTCTCAGCCTCACAAACATCACTGCGGCAGGGACGCTGACCTACGGCGGCGTCACGCTCACCAACGCAGTCACCGGCACCGGGAAGATGGTGCTGGACACCAGCCCGGCTCTCATCACTCCTGCGCTCGGCACACCGTCTAGTGGTGTCATCTCTGCCTGTACTAGCACCAGCATGGTGATGGTCACTCCGGTTCTCGGTACGCCGACCTCTGGCAACCTGTCCAACTGCACGGC